CCTAACAAAAGCATTATCTTCTACTAGTGCAAACATTATGTAAGATTCAAACTCCTTCCTGTTTCATATAAATTTGTTCCGTTTGATTGAAAAACTAAGATATCTCTAGCACTTGCAGTTGTAGTTAATGTAGGTGCGGTTGCAGCCGCAAACTTAAATACAGAGTTAAATGTAGCAGTTCTTGAGCCTGTACCATCTTGAATAATTATTAAAGCATAAAATGCACCATCAATGAGATTTGTAGGTGCTGCAAAAGTTCTATTACCTGCCATTGTCACTTGTGCTACTTGAATAGCTGATGTATCCCAAGCTATGGTTGATCCATCTGTTAGTGTTCCTGTAGGTGAGTAAGCTACATTATCAAATAATATTTTACCTGTTCCGTTAGGTGTAAACTGAATATTGGCATTTGAAGTAGATACAAATTGATTACCATTAACATCTAAATCACCACCTAGTTGGGGTGTGGTATCTTCAATAACATTTTGAATACCTGCACCTGAAAGAGCAGATACTGATGTAAAACTAAGAACACCAGAGCCATCTGTTTTTATAACTTGGTCTGCATCACCATCATTATTGGGTAATGTTAATGTATATGATGCCGCCGCACTATGGGGAGGCCCTTTAATTGTTATACCATGTGAATTTTGCTCACAGTTTAATTTAAATTGTCCTGCACCTTTAGTGGCATTACCTTTGAATACAACAACACCTGTTCCATTTGGGTCTATATCTACATCACCATTACTTGTTGATACAATGTCATTTCCATTGATATCTAGGTTTCCACCTAACTGAGGACTAGTATCTGTCACGATATTTACGCCTGTGACTACACTATCTAAAAAATTGATTGTATTTGCTGAAGTATCTACTGTGGCTACTGATATATCATCACTACCATCAAAGAATTTTATTTCTAAACTATTAGAGCCTGAGTTGGTCGTATCAAGCCACATAGTACCTGTGGTTGCTGATGCAGGTCTTGATGTTCCAGAGTGCATAGAGTTTAATGCACCTAAAATATTATTTAATTCAGTTCTAAAAGCTGAGAAACCTTGATTAGCTATGGAAACATCTGATACTTGACTCATATTTAATTATTTACCTCATTATGATGAACTTTTCAACCCATGACCTATTGCAACAAAATCAAAAGTTCGGTCTATATTTGTACCACTTGAATTTTTAAATACAATATCAAATGATGAAATTGATTTATTACTTATAGAATAAAAATCTCCTGTTGCCATATTTTGAGAAGCTATTCCTATGCTAGGTATTGCAAAAAATGGATTGGTAAATGTTATTGTCTTTGTAGATGTTCCACTAGCTACATCTTCACCTGTCTCAGTTCTTTTCTGCATTTTAACATCAATAGATATCCCAGAAACAAATGCTCTAGTTTTATTGTTCTTATTAGCAAGTCTTAATTTAAATTTAAAATATCTTCCTTTAAATGTAGTAGATGTGTTCATTGGTTGAAATTCAGTAGCATTATCTAAAGATGTGGTTGATGAAGCAATCTGTAATTGTGCAGTAGCATTGGTAGGGTCATTACCATCAAAAGGTGCAGGTGCATCATCAAATAAAGCAACACCTCTACCACTATCAAATTGATCGTATGGGTCTTCTATTTGGTCTATTGTGATGCTTTTTATAAAAGAAACATCATAAATAGCTGATAGAGATAGACTTTGATTAAGAGTATAAAAACCCTCATCATCAATATTACTATCTGCACTACCTAAATCAAAATTACCAAAGGCACTATCAAAGTGTCCTGTCACATCATCAAAATCATTCTTGGTATCTAAAACTATAGATGTTGTGCTACTACTATCTGTCAAAGCCACATCAGCATCAAATGTACCTGCGGTAATATCTTCTGTGAGTGTTTGAATATTTTTGAAACCTTCTGTGATTTCTGCAATATTAGAATATATTATTGTTTCATTATTGCTTTCATTACCTAATTTATCTACTGCTTTAATACAAAAAGCACCACTTCTTATATTAGTTGTAATTGATGTACCAGATGTTCTAGGTACTTGAAGCCAATTTACTGATTTATTCCATTGTGCATTTGAGGTGACATTTTGATATCTAATTTCATAAAAAGATATGTCTAAATCAGTATTAGCATCCCAATTTAATTGCATTTGAGAACTACCAAGCATATTTACAGAAAAGTTTTTAACATCTAAAGGTGGCTCTGTAGCACCCACAATTTTTCTACTTGTACTAATAGTAGAAGATGAAACACCTAAACTATTGATTGCCTTACATCTTACATCGTAAGTAATATCATCAACAACGTTTAATAGTTCATAATTTAAAGTTGTACCTTGTCCTATAATTTTAAAATCTGATTCTGTGCTTTTTTTCGCTTCAACTATATAATATTGTACAAATCTATCAGTAGAAGCACCTATAACAATATTCAACCTAGTGATGACTATACCTTCTGAATACTCAATTAATTCATCAGTTAAAGTTATTGAAGTTGGTGGTTGAATTACAAAAGCATTTGGCAGTGTCGTGTCTGGTACGACAGGTTGAACTGTATTAGTTTCCCAAGTGTACCAACTATCTTGATGCTCTATTAAAGATAATTGTACTGTGTAATTTAAGTTAATAGCCATTGATACAACTCTAAAAGGTTTGGTACTCATTCCTAAAATAGTGTCAGTGACAGATACAATATCTCCTATAGCTAAATCCATAGCTGAATAATTAGCAGTTAATGTAAGACCTAATTGATTTCTGCTTCTATTTAAAACGACCTTACCAAACTCTAATGCTTGATACGGATTAGTAATCATTTGTAAATCTAACTGAAATTCTTGTAAGAAACCTCCATCTTGAGTTTTTAATGTTTGATGTGCTGAATCTGTTTCTGGATAAACTACTGTGTCTACTTCGTAATTCTTTTCTGGATTGATGTAATTAATATTGATGCGGTTGTATTTCTCATTTTTCTTTTCACTAGATAACTTAATGCCACCTATGATATTATCTTTGTTTAAATTTAAACTAGCACTTCCTGTTGATTCTAAGATTAATTTATATTTACCTTGCGTATAAGGTAAGAAACCTCGCATACCTCTCAATAAAAAACGAACATTATCTATAATCTTTTGGTTAGTATCTAAGACTGAATTACAATCAAATAAATTAATATCATCACCACCAGAGTATGGAGTGACTTGCGTAATTGCAATTTGACTAGCATTATAGAAACTTTGTAAATCTATATCAGATGCACTAATTCCTTTTCCATAAATGGTATCTGTTAAATAATCTAATAAACACCATGCAGGATTTGTTGAATAAGATGCAGTTTGAGCAACTAAACTTGAATTATAACTAACAACTTTTTTACCTTGAACTTTTGCTTGTATCTTAGGAATGCTATTAAACTTATCAGCATCCCAAGTTATACGAAACGCAATATAACATAATCCAGATAATTTATGGTTTGATCCCCATGAGGATAATGTAGTGAGCAATGAAGATGCTGATTGTCCTGCACTGCCATAGAAAGGTTGAATAGTTATTGTTGTTCCAAACCTATCTCCTGTTGATGTTATTTGAGTTCCATCAGCAAATGAACCACTAAATGTCACTACCTCATCATCAATTTTAATTTGTGTAATCGCATGTATTTCACCTTCACCTAAAACAATCGCACCATAAAGATATTGGTTATCAGTTCCTGATGTTTCTAAGAATACCCTTGTGCCACCCACTAAACGCTCACCATAGATAATAGGAATTTGTGCATTATTAGATTGCTTATTGACTAATGTACCTTTGGCTTGTTCATTTTGAGGTAAATCTGGAATTTCTGGAGTAGGAATAATCCAAGAGATAACCTCTTGAACTAAATCACCTACAAAATCAAAAAAGTCATCAAAGAAACCCATTATTGTCTACCCCATTTTAAATCTTGTATTGTTAAAGCACTAAATTCAAAACCTTTATCAGTAGAATAAAATCTTTGTTGGCTACCTTCGTTTGTCTTTCTTCCTGCCGTTCTACTAAAGTCACCAAAGTGAGAAGTACAATTCAAAGTTAATACTCCTTGTTTAGTGTCTATAGAATAATTATTGATATATCCTTTATCATAATTGAATGTATCTATTAACGCTTCAGAACTATTTATAAAACCAATATCAATAGTCACTTCATCATTTGATACAACATTACCCAAAACAATAGAAACAAACGCACTATCTACTGCAGATAATTGAATACTAAAATTAGCAACATTGATTTGTGAATTTTCTGCCTTTGCTGAAATCTTTAATAGATGCCCACCTGCTGAATAGGTATTAGAATCATGAACTAAATCTTTGTAATGATTGGTAAGTCTTTGAACTGTGGGGAAACCTATCTCTACTAAAGCAACAGGTTTAATACTACCAGAATTTATTTCTGTTAGGAGGTCGCTAGATAATCCTCTAGCCATTACAATGCCTCTATGAAATCAACTTCAAATTTATATTTATCAATATCGTCAGTATTAAATTGTTGAATGTCGTTTGTCAGTCTTACAGTAAAAGGAACATCATCATAAGTTATTGTGGCATCATCAGCTAAATTTTCTCTTAGTGGTGGCTCTATAGTTATTGTAGATGCATTCCCTGATGGATTAACATCTTCAACAATCATATATACTTTGCTATGACTACCAAACTTAATTAGATCGCCTGATAAAAATGCACCATTAGAATTATTATGATGTCCGTCTATAGTAATAGTTGTGTCACCTGCGGTATGAGCACCATTAACAGCAACATTATTTACTTCATTTCCTCTTGCTTTTGAAATAACAGGTGGAACTATTTGGAATGTTTCTTTTTGACCTCTTTGTTTAATTATGAATGCGTAAATTGGTGCAAAGTTGTTTCTACTCATAGGGGCGTATGAAGCTGAAAATTTCCATCTTTGACCATCTACTTGAACACTAAACATTTTCCCACTATCAGTTGTTGATGTAATTGTGTTTTGTTCAGAACTAAATCCTAATGTTCTAAATGTTGGTGATGTTGGATAAGTACCACTCATTATACTAAAGCCTCTTTACCTTGTGAATTAAGTGCATCATTTATCACATTAACAATCGTACTTCTACGTTTAACTAATAAATTATCAAAACCTTCTGTATCATTTGCCATTATAGTTACATTGACTGTTGTTCCACCCAATGAACTGTTTGGCTTTATATCACCTGATTGTTGAGGAACGAATAATTCAGGTCCTTGTTCACCTACCATATATGGTGTACCACCTGTTACTTGACCACCTGTTCTTCTGCCTGAATATTGTTGACTCGCAATTTTAGAAACATTCGCGGCAGTAAGAGCTCCAATCATTACTGCTAATGGAATACCAAATGGTCCAAGAGCCAATGCTTTTTGAACACCTGCAACCCCATCTACTATTGCATCTACAATTTTAAATGCCTTATTTATTTGGAATAACTCTTTGTTATGACTAGATAAATCATCTAACGCACTTCTCATTCCTGCTTTTGCTATTTTATTTTTTTCTTCTTGAGACATTTTAGATAAATCAACATCTTTAATTTGACCTGTTCTAGCTAAGTCCATATTTTTCTTAATGTATTCTTTATGAATTTTTAATAATTCTTCTTGATGTTTTCTTTCATCTTCTCTTTCTTTGTCTTTCAAGGCATTTACATCACTGAGAAATTTTGCAGTAATTTTCACTTTCAAAGATTCTAATTCTTCTTTTTGTTTAACCGTTAAATCTTTTTCTTTTTCTAAGAAGTCATTTATAACTTGTAATTGATCATCTGATTTCTTTTTCATTAATTGAATTTCTGTTAAAAATGATTCTTGCATTGCTTCAATTTGTTTTGAATATTCTGTTTTTATTGCTTTTGTTTGATCTTTCACGACTAAAGGTATATTTTGTAGTTTTCTTAAATCAGCAAATTGAAGTGATTGTTGGAAGGCTAAGATCATTTGATCTAATTCTTTTATTTGTTCTTTTGTTTTATTGATCTCTTTTTCAATATTTGGATTAAATGACTTTCCTTTACCTTGTCTACTCTGTAAATTTTCAAGTTTAAGCGCTAATTGTTCTGAAGCTAACGTGGCACTTTCTAAATCAGTTACTAAATCCAAAACATCTGCACCCACAAGTTCCATTTTAAATTCTCTAAATTTATTTATTAAAAGAGTCATTGCTCCAATAAAAACTGCAATACCACCAAAAATAATATTGGCTCTTGTTGCTACATTAAATGCTTTCATTTGTGCAGTTAATCCTAACAATGCAGTGGTCATTCCATATATAATTCCTGCAAATTTTAAAGCTATGATACCTCCAAGAACACCAAACACTAAATCAGCATTATCTTTGAGTGCTTTCATACCATTAACTACTGCTACTAATGCCTTTGCTAATCCTATTCCAATTTTTGTTGCAAATTGATCTATGGCTACGGAATTTTCTTCTAAGGTTTCATTTAAATTACCAAATTGTCTTTTTAACTCAGGAAAAAAACCTGCTTCTGCGATTGTTTTTTGAAAGTTAAAAACTTTATCACCCAACATTGATAAAGTACCTTCAAATGTTTCTGCTAAGTCATTGGTTGCTCCTGCAAACCTTCCATCACCAGAGAAAACTTCTTCAAATTTGGCTATAGTTTGTTCAACAGATACTCTTGCTCCTGCTTCAAAACCAAGCATTGCAAGTACACCTCTTTCTCTAAAAAGATCAGCGGCACTAGCGCCACCACTAAATGCTCTTTGAATTTGCATAGCAGTAGTTTCAAAATCTAAACCAGATATTGCCGCAACATTACCTGTTATTTCTAAAACTCTATTTAAATCTTGTGCGTCTTTAGCTACAACTGCTAATGAGCCTGATGCTCTAGTTATTGCTTCTAATGAAAACGGAACTTTACCTGCAAATTTGGTTAAATTGTTAAAGGCAACTGCACCTTGCTCAACACTTCCAAATAAGAATTTGAAACGTACTCCAAGACTTTCTACTTCCTTACCTACATTTACTATTGACTTTATTGCTAACCCTGCTCCTAAACCAATAAGAGCATTTTTAAGATTTAGTACAGATGATTTTGTTTTATTGAGATTACCTTGAACAGAATTAAGGGCTTGTTTGCTCTTATCTTTAGCAAGAATATTAATATTAAGATTTTTATCTGCCATGTTTCATCTTCATTATTCGTTGTTGTCTTTCGCTTTCTTCTAATTTGATTTCAAAGTACGATAGCCACAACATAAACTCATTAACAGGCATTTGCAATACTTGTGATACAGTCATATGTAGTCTTTCAGCTAGTGAAAGAACATTATAGATTTCTGGTGTTTCTTTTATTTTTTTTTTAAAGCGTTGGGTTCTTCAGTTGCCATAATTTGCGAAGATACCTTTGCAATCACATCTGTGTCTGCTTTAACTTTAAAAGGTAATTTATGTTCCATAGTGAACATTTTATCACCATCTTTAGTAAGTGATTTTTCTATAATAACATCAATAAGGACATTGAGATCACCACCTTCACTACCTTTAAATATTTTAGATTTTTCTAGCATATTAAAAGGTTTAGAATAAATAGCTTTATCGCCTACTAATCCCCACTCTGGCACTTCAATAATTCTTGTTTCAAGAGATTCAAAATGCCCTTTGACTCCTTCAAAGAAGTCTATTTTTTCAGATGTCATTAATTATTGTTAAACAGTACCTATTGTTAATGCGCCTGTGCC